ACCTGCAAGCGGAGCTGGTCGAGGCCATGGATGGGTACGAGCCGGACGCCATGACACAGGCCATCGCCTTTGCCATGTTCGCGTCAGCCGCCTCCATCATGAGCGAGGCCATTGGCAAGAAGCCCGTTAAGATGCTCGACGCACACACCGGGGAAAGCACCGAGGTTTCCGAGGTGCCGAAGGACATCCTCGACGCCATGGCACAGGCCTCCATCGTCCTCTCGCTGGCGCGTGACGAGGACAAGCATTCGCCCCTGTACTATGTGCAGGAGCTGGTCGCCATGGTCTGCGCCGAGGAAGGGACCGAGGCTGAGCAGATGCGCGCCGACTTCGAGGAGCGGTGCGACAAGCACACCGCCAAGGCGCTGGACAACGTTCGCAAGCGCAAGCACATCACCGCCATCTAACCAGAGGATACTCACATGACCGGATTTACGCCCGAGCAGAACCAGACCCTGACCGCCCGCACCGACGAGCTGATGCACCACATGCACGGCAAGGTGCCTGACATCCACACCCTCAACGCCATGAAGATGCTTGCCAACGTGTTCATGAACAACGTCAAGGCCATCGACCCAGAGCTTGCCGAGCGCGAGGGCTTGGCAAACGCGGCCGAAGGCGCGGCATTTGTGGCCGCGCTGGGCCGGGACGAGTCCGTCCCTCCGTTCGAGTACCTGAAAACCATGGCCCTCGCGTTGTTCTCCGAGCCGTCGGATGCGTACGGGGCCAAGTTGAAGATGTACGATGATGCGATTGCATGCGTCAAGGACGGCAAGCATGTCACCGCCATCGCCATCCCCAACCGCACCACCGACGAGGGGGCCGAGTCGTGACCAAGACCATCATCGAAGGCGCGGTATGCCCCGCTTGCCGCTGGGACGAATGCGTCGGGGTGCGCTGGGACGACAGCGGCAATCTCACCCACATCGAATGCGGCAACGGACACTGCGAGTTCATCGCTCCGTACTGGGAGTTCATGGCATGATAAACGACGAGCATCGCCGCTACCTTGACGACCTGCGAGAGTCCGGCAAGACGAACATGTACGCCGCAGGGTCGTGGCTGCAGGACCAGTTCGGCCTGAACAGGGATGACGCCCGTGTCATCCTGGTGCAATGGATGATTGAGACGCAAACTGGCAAGCGAGTAAAGCCAGATAGCGATTTCAGGAGCGCCAAGAAGTAGCGGCAAGCGACAGGGGTAGTGGTCTAACTGACCACTACCCCTGAATCGTTTCCAGTTCCAACTCCACGCGAGGATTAGCGCGGTCTATTCCGCCCACCCGATAGGTGACCTCGACTAACTGCACATCATCCCCGTAGCAGACGCCTTCGAGTGCGTCATGCAAACCCTTGGCGAAGAAGAGGAGGTCGCGCTTCCGCTTATCGGGCCAGTACGCCACGCCACGGAGACGGATGGGACCGACGAGGCAATCGTCCTTGACCTGCGCTCGGGCCAGCACATGCATAGCGTCCTTGCGCTGGCGGTATCGCTTGGACAGGAGCAAGCGACCGCGAACCATGCCACCGATGCGTTCGTTATCTCTGGCAAGCAAGCCATAGGGGATGACCAGCTTCACCCAGTGAACCCAATCCGCCGGGACTCTGGCGGCAAGACGTAGTCGTCGCCATCCACCTCGTCTGGTATCTCGATGACGCCGCCATGGAGCTGGCCACCATCGACCACCAGCTCTTCGTAGCCAGCCGCCACCAGCATGCGGAGGGTCTTCAATAGCTCCATTGCCACCACGCCAGCATCCACCGCTGGGACATCGGCAATCTCAATGGCCAGCCCGTTGCGAACCACGGACACGCTGGCCTTTCGGTTCGTGAATACGTTCGTTTGCTTTCTTGCCATGAGGCACCTCGCGTGGGGTGGACATCGTCATGCCCACCAGACAGCCAGACTCATGGTAAAAGTAACTCTCCATCCCCCGCACCGCACCCACGAATCCCTCTGCCGCATGCCACCCGTCCGGCGGGCAGAGGGCAGGGGCCGTCCGAACCACCACCCCGGCGATCGTTTGCACTTCGCCGATGCTGTGTAAATGTCCAGTGTGAATCTCCCGGCAGGTCGACCCGCCCCATTCCAGCGGGGCCTCGGCGGCCATCAGCTCGCCCAGCCGCTTGCGCGCCTTGTCCCCGTGCGCCGCCCCGATGAGGCACTTGCCATGCCGGATGTACTTCCGGGTGGTGCCGCGCTCGTCCACCCGCACCCGCTTGTCATTGCGGAAGTAGGCAGATAGGATTTGCCGGAGGGCGGTGGTCAGCACCGCGTCATGGTTCCCCGGCACCAGCACCACCTCGGTCGGGACGGACATCGCGCTCGACTCCACCATGTCGAACAGCACCGCCGCCCCGGACTCAATCATCTTCTCGATGCGGCCATCTCGGTCGAGGGCCGTGCCGCCAGTCGTCTGACCATGCGGCGTGTCGTAGTGGAAGTAGTCGCCCAGCAAGAGAATCACGCGACGCTCTACCTCTCGTGCGTCGCCATCGGCAATCAGCTCCTCAATCGACTCGCGCAGAAGCCGGGTCGCAATGGCAATGTCGTAGTCCTGCCAGCCCGTCTCGCGGGACCAGGCGTACTTGCCAACGTGCGGGTCAGCCACGACGATGACCTGCATCACGCCCGTCCCAGACTTGCGAAGCGGCGGCCGAACCCTCGCGTGCCGCACGCCAGACATGGCCCCGGCAATCATCGCCTCGACCTGCTCAAGCACAGACGGCCCCGCCTTCGGGCGGAGCCGGACGAATACGCGGTGCAGTTCGGTGACTTGCGGAGAGCCGTCGTCCCCACGGGTGGCCGTCTCGTACTTGGTGGCTTCGCTCTTCTCCACCTCGAAGCGGGTCATGTCGGCGCCAATGTGCGCCAGCAGGTCGTCGACGGAACGGATGCGTCGGCCAAGACTCCGGGCCTCGGTCGCCCCGTCGCAGTCGCGTTGCTCCACCTCTTGCTCAACGGACGGCGGCGCGGCAACCGGGGGACGAGCGACACGCCCCACCTTTACATGATTCTTGCGCCGCTTGTTGTTGATTGCCGCCTCGGTGCGGACGGGGGCATTGCCATGAAACTCCCGGTTCAATGCCTCGGCGGTATTGGACGCCGACGTTCCGTTAGCGGTCAACGACAGGAACCTTGCGTACTCTTCAGGCGACCAAGGTGTGTGGTCGGTTCGGATGCCCATACCTCTCCGGGGCAGAGGGGATGGCGGCTGGCACCGCGAGGGGAGGAACGGACCTCGCCCTTACGAGTGCGGTGGAACGGGTGGTGTTCGGGGGAGTCGGGCGCATGTCATACCCGTGCCGCAAGCGGCAACCCGCACCTCGCTGTCGCACCCCGGTGCCAGCGCACCAACTATGCATGCATCAATATATCATTACGTCTCATGATTGCGCCAGCCTTTCGCTCCTCTGGCGACAGGTAATCTGTGTACTCGCCGCGCTCCCATGCCAGCAGACGGACGGACCCCACGCGGTCGCCATAGTGCCGATGCTTCATGACGTTGACCTGCGAGGTGTACGGCTCCTCGATGGTGTGAATCTCCTTGACTCGGTCGCGCACCGCCTTCAACTCCTCCTTCGTCACATCCTTGCGGAGGGCGCGCGCCAACCCAATCATGAAGGTCGCCACCTCCTTCTTGTGTCCGCCTTGCTTGATGTATTCTTCCCGGACTGGCCGATGCGAGCGGAGGAAGTCTTGCGACAGACCCTGCTGGTTAAGCTGGGTAGCGACAAGAAACCGAACCCCGGTAGACTTTGCCAGCTCCAGCATGGTGGCCACGACTTGCCGGGACTGCCCGTGCAGGTCGCCCGTCCCCTCCACATGGTCGATGTGGTCGATGATGAATACGTCCGCGCCCCATTCGGCCGCCTCATGGGCCATTGCCCGCAATCCCTTGACATCCACAAAGCTGGCGTCCGCACAGCGCAGGTAGTCGATGCGCTCCTCCTGCTCCTTGAGCGCAACCTGCACCTTCGCCCGCACTGACTGGCCATCCGGCTTGGTCAGGTACTCTCCGCTGACCACATCCCCCGGCAAAAGCCCAGCCTCCCGCGCCGCCCACTGCAAGCGAAGCTGGTGCGCCGGAAGCTCGAACCCCGCGTAGTAGACCTTGCGCCCCGCCCCCACCCAGCGACGGGCTAGCGTAGACAGGAGGGTGGTCTTGCCGCTGTTGCTTGCCGCCGCAAGAAAGTCAATCTCGCCGGGCGACCAGCCGCCGCGTAGCTTGGCAAGTGTGGCAATGGGGTACGTCAGGACGCTGGATGCGTCACGCTCCAGTGCCGAGTGCGCCAGCTCGACCTGCCGCCGCTGAGCCGTGCCAGCCGCATCATCGACCGCCGCCGCCAACTCCCGCAGGGAGCGGAGCCACTGCAAGCATCGCTCGGCCATACTGCCGCCGCCAATGAACACATCGTGCAATAGCTCGGACACATACTCCGCGCCACCCGCATGCTTCTCGGCCTCGTAGCTCCGCAGGAAAGCAAGGATGGTCAGTGGGTCGACGACCTGCCCGCGCCCAACCATGGCGGTCATGGCGCGCCAGAGAACCTGATGCCGCTTGTCGAGAAAGTCCTTCTTGTCCAGCCCCGCCTTGAGTAGTTCGTCCACCGCCTGAGGCTCTTGCAAACAGGCACAGAGGATGGCGCGCTCCAGTGAATCGCGTTCGTGATTAGACATGCACGGCTCCGTCCAGCAGGTGAGTGTTACTTCAGTGAGTCCAGCATCTCCTTCGACCAATCTTCAAACGGACGATAGATGACGCAGGCAGAATGCATCATCGTCCACACATGCCGCAAGACCCGCATGCGCTCCTCTTCGCGAATGCGCTCCTCGAAGTCTTGCGGCGACTCGTCAAAGTCCCCAGCCATTACCCAACCCACACGCCATGGCGCTTCATGCGGGTGACCAACTCCTGCCATGTGAGGCACCGATAGATGGACAGGTTGGACGACCCGTACGACCACTCCTCCGTGTCGCGATTGTACTTGACGTACCCGCTGACCAGCAGGTCGAGCATGATTTCGGCGTCACTTTGCGGCGACATTGCTCCTCCGGGATTGTACGGCAAGCCACTTGCGCGCCCTGCCCATGAGACGTAGCACCCACCACGTTGGCGTCGAGACCAGCAACATCACTCCAAGCAGGGGCATGATAACCAGCGCAAACAGACCCGTCAGCACAAGGTCGATGGTGTCATACAGACCGCGCTTCATAGCCCTCCCCCGCCTTGCCGATGCGCTCCAGCTTGTGATAGAGGACGGCGAACGCCAGCTCGTACAAGTCATGCGCCGTGATGTACCCCTCGACCATGGTCGTAGACGCGGGGTTGCTCTTGGCAAACAGCGGGTCTCCGTTCGGGCCGCGCAAGCGGTCGCCTGGATTCATGTTGCCAAGGGCGCGCTCGACCCGCAGGGCGACCTCCTGTAGCGGCTCAAGGTCAGGCATCGTCGACCACCCCCATCTCAGCCGGACGCGGATACTCGCCATCGACCACGACCCCGGCCACCCGCGCAATCGCAATCAGGTACGCCTCGTCGTCGCGGCAGATACGCAACTCCTCTTCCAGCCGGACGCACTTGGCCCGCAGGTCATGGACTTGGTTCGGCAGGTTCGCCTCCAGTGTTTTCCGAAACCCCGTGATGGTGCTGGTCATGCCCTTCCTCCAAGCGTAGGTGATGTTGCCACTTTGCCTCGACGGCGACCGCCGCCGACTTTAGATGAATAACATAACGTTGCTCAAAGCGCAAGACCCCGATGCGATGTAGCTCTTCATGCTCCTCATAGGTCAGTGGGACAATCCACGCCGCGTCGGCCTTCCGCCCCATCCCGCCGTTCGCCACATGTGCGTTCACGCATGGCGTCCGTCCACTCACCACGGATGGCTGGGCGCGAATCCACTCGACCCGCGCCTCGCCTCCGTAGGCTCGCTCAAATTCCCGCTTCTTGCGGCGCGGGTTGCTCGCCCGCAATCGGCTTCGCTTCATGCTTGCGCTCCCATGGTTTGCGCGACGGCTCGCCACACGCCTCGCGGAACTTCCGCATGTAGTTGCTCCCGAACAGGCGGTTCAGCCGAAAGGCATTGATGCCAGCCTCGCGCATCTCTTCGACCGACAGCGGGGCGCCATGGCGACTGGCCTTCGCTTCGATGTACTTGGCCACCAGCTTGTCGCGCACCACTTGCCGCGCTTGTTCGCGCCGTCCATGCATGATGAACAACACGCTCTCCAGCCTGCCACTTCGCTCCAGCATGCCACGCACCCCGGCAGTCGAGCGGTTGCCCATGGCACGGGCCAGCGCAGTCAGGTGCATGATGCTGGCGTTGCTCGACAGGATGTTCACCGCCTCGTCTGGAGACATGCGATACTTCTTCGGGCTAACCCCGGCACGGACGCAAATCTGATGCACCCGCTGTCGCGACATCCCGAACTCCTTGGCAATCTCCTGCATGCTCTTGCGCTCCGTCTCGTACAGGTGACGGATGTAATCGTTGCGCTCTTGCGGGCGCGTGAAGCTCCCGAGCTTTGGCGCAAACTTCTGCCTGTCCTCAGGCGTTGAGTGCATATGACTGATTGACCTCGTCAAGAATGTTGTCCAGCTCGTCCTTGGGTTGCGCCCGAACTGGCGCAAGCCACTCCTCCTGCCAGCGACCGCCTGTGCCGAAGAACGTCGATGCTTGCATGACGTACTCGGTGCCGACGCGATTGGTCGCCTCGCAATACTTGGCATACCGCCGGGCGGCGTCGACCAGCAGGGCCGGGTCCACGCCATCCCGCACTCTGGCGGCAAATGCCTTGGCGGCCAGCGGTCGCGGGTTGCCACCGCCGCGCTTGGGGTACGCCGCCCACGCTTGGTCGAACCATAGGCTCGGCTCCTCGGCGCGCTTGCGGATACGCGGCACGGGAGCAGGAGACTTGCGCCGCTCACGGAATGCCTTCTGCCGACGCGCCGCACCCATGCGCTCCTTGGCCCCCGGCATCATGTACTCGTCAAAGTACCGAAGCCGACCAGAGCCAGTGACGAAGTGGGTGCGAAAGGGCTGAACCTCGGCCACCTGCGTGATGACCCCCATCTCCTCGTCGCTCATGTGCCGCAGGTCATGAAGCAGATGCTCCCGGCAATAGTCTGCCAGCCGCAAGTACCCGACCACGACGTTGGCCGCGTCCGTCTTGCACAGCGTGGCCAGCAGGGGAACAACATGGGAGACCAGCAACTCTCGCGGGAAGCACAGCGCGTCTTTGCGAATCATCCGGCCATGCTCCCGACCTCAGTCGTGACGTAACGCATAACGGCCTGTCCTCGGTTGACCTTGAAGGCAATCTCCTCAAGCTGGGCATTCAGCTCGAAGAACTCCGCTCGCTCCTTGGTCATCATGGCAAGGAAGTCGAGGTAGTCCTTGTGGCACTCGGCCGCTTCGGCCAGCGATGCCTCCGTGACCTTGCGCCCTTCAGCCGCCGCCATCACTCGCAGGTACTCAGCGATGCGGGACCGCTCGGCCTTTCGCAAACTATCGGCCACGCCCCCTGGCCCGTACTTCGCCCACAGGATAGCGGCCTTCTTGCGAACATGGCGATGCTCGTCGATTAGCTCCTCGATGGGCTGGATGCCAGCCCGAAGCTCTGCCTCCTGCATCACTTGACCCTCCGGAGTCGGAACTTGTTCTCGTCTGGGTGCTTGTAGATGACATAGCGCACATCATGGAGTCTGGCCATGCGGCTCACTGCGGAGCGGCAGGACCGAATGCCGCCCCAGCAAGTGATGACGAACGACCCGCCGACCTTGGTCTCCAGCCATGGCCACTTGAACGGACGGCCACCAGACGCCTTCCGCTTCTTCGCCGCCATTAGCGCGACTCCTTGTACGAGATGTGGATGGTCGCCGCCAACGCGGCCACAGACCGCAGGGCCTCGGTCGTGTACTCGATGTTATGGTTCGCCAGAATCTGCGTCACGAACGAGTCGGCCTGACCGACGGCCCACGCGATATCCTCGCCAACGCGCTGACGCCGCTCCTCGCGAATCTGGTCGACCTTCGCCGCCACCGCCGACGCCGCATCAGCCTCGCCCTCGACAGGCTCATCAAACGGCATCGCGGCCACAGGCTTGGGGACAGGCTTAGCCACAGGCGCATCGGACAGCGGCAGGTGTTCGGTCTTAGCCTTCTCGCGAACGCCCAACACGTTCAGGTATCCTTCGGCCGTACGCTCAAACGTCCAGTCCTTGCCGACCAGCTCGTTCGGAGACTCCATTCCCTTGCGGCCGAGCTGTTGCATGAGCGCCTTATTGCCGATGAAGGTGCTGACCTCGGTCCCGTTGTACGCCATGCCCGTAATCTTCCAGCGGGAATCCCACGACGGGTTCTTCGACGCGACGGACTCGACCTCGCGGACGTTCAGGACGAGATGCTGGCCCTTCTCGATAGTGACTGACTGCACGATGCCTCCAAGGCAACAGGGTGAGCCAGTATTATCGCAACATCGACGCCTTATGTCAACCCCCCGGCTTCGCCGGACGCGCGCGCGGTGTTTGTAGTTTCCTTCTTACGACACTGAACTCTGCGTGGCGAGATAGAGTCGCAGTAGTAGTTTTCTGTATACTGGCAAGAATGGTGCCATGCATACAGGCCGTAACCCGTTACGTCACCGAAACACCACCGCCGCCAGAATCGCCCCAACCGCCGCCGCCGTCGTCATCGCCGTCAGGGATGGCTTGGGCATTGGCGGAGGGGCAGGCACTCGCGCAGACTCAGCTACGGCAAGCGCACGGGTCAGCAGACCCACTCTCGCTTCACACGATAGCACAACCGCCGTGCATGACGCAAGGGCCTCATCAGCCACATCGCGGCGCACATACACCGTGTCATTGCGGACGAGCGTGTCCGTCGTGCGATGGGTGACGTAGCGCGTAACGGCCTTCGTCATGATAATCGTATCGCGCTGGTACGCCTGCTCGCTGGCGGCCATGCTATCGCGCAAGCGAGTCATAGCCAGGCGATAGTTGAGTTGGCCAATTGCCGCCGCCTGCCTGGCCTGCGCCGTGGCAAGTGCGTACCCGGCAATTCCCGCTGCGACAATTGCCAGCAATAGCCAACGTGCCGGGCTACGCATAGTCCTCAAGCTTGAAGTTCGGCACCTGTTCGGGGTCATTCTTCCGGCCGGGAGAAACGCGGGCGTGGGTCGTTACGGGAATCTGCCCATACTTGAGGCGCACGTTTGCAATCAGCGCCACCATCGCCTTCTTCTGCGCCTCCGTCAACGGCTCCTTGCCATCGTTCTTGTTGCTAAAACACAAGCCGACAGAGACGCCGTTCACATCCTTGTGCCCCTCCCATACCGCCTTGCCAGCATGCCATGCCCGACGGTCATACGGGACGACCGTGTAGACCTTGCCGTCGCGTCCGACGAGCGCATGGTAGCTGACCTTTGACTCGCTCGACTGGAGCCACGAGAGACATCCTTTCTCGTTTGGGCTGGCATCTGCGTGGAGAACGATGACCTTGACCGCCTGCCCATTGCGGTCATTGTGGTTCGGGCTAGGATGCGTAAGGCTCACTTGACCACCGGGATGCTACCCGTCTTGCGGCGCGGCGCGGCAATCACGCCCCATTTCTTAGCGTGGTACACTGCCGCCCACCCAAACAGGATGGCCGTGCCAACGTTGCGCGCAAACTGCGCGATGGTCACCGACGGCATCGTCAGCACCGCCAGCAGACTCCCGGCCACGAAGAAGCTGAGGCCCACCCGGACGGTCCAGTACGACCGAGGCCGAAGGTGCTGGGTCGCATCGAACCCCGGCGCGGCCTTCGTGAAAATCATGATGTAGAACGCGGCGGAGGCGAGCGTCATCACCGCGTTAGCGAGGAGGTTCAGTCGGTCAATCATTCTTCGTCTCCGGAAACACCTTGCCAACAACGACCTCGACACCGCGCTGACCCAGCACTCCGAGAAGAAACGCCATGGCGCTCATCGTCTGCTGGCTAGGCTCAACCCCGGTAACCGTAAATACGATTGGCGTCAGGAAGTATGCGCTGGACGTACCTGCCGTAATCGTCAGCATATTATCCCGCAAGTTGCCATGACTCGCCTTGCCGACCGCAATCAAGGAGCCGAAGAATCCGGCGACGACAAGCATGATGCTATTTTTGTCCTGTGTCATATATCACCTAAAGGGTTCACGACGCTGGTCAGTGACCAGCGAGCGGTAGCGGTCCAGTACACTGCGGTACAGCTCTGCGCGATTGCCAGTTTCCCGGTAGTCATCAACCATCCTTTGCGTCAGCATATTCAGCGCGGGATGGGACACGGCTTCGCCAGTTCCAGCAATGGCATCCTCGTTCAGCATGATGCCGTACAGCAGGGCCTCTTCCTGCGGACCCTGCGCCATGCGCCTTGTCAGGAAATCAGCAGGCGTCTCGCCAATTTCTTCGTCCGGCTTGCCGGGGGTTGGGAAGTATCCCGCCGCTCCAAGGCCCTGCGTCAGGTCAGTCTCAAACGACTGGCGCGAGCGCATGGGGTCAAACAGCGAAATCAGGCCACCGCGCGATTCCGTGCGAACGCGACCGAAGGGAGAGACCTTAACCGGAAGAGATTCGCGAAGGCCGGGAATGCGAGAGCGGAACGCGCCACCCATACGCCCAAACATGCCCTCGCCCTGCCCAATGTCACGCGAGATGATATTGCCGTTCTCGTCAACATCAACAGCCTGGGCAAGCTGGCTAACAATCTGCGGCACAACCATTCCGCCGTACTGGTCAACGGCCCGGCTGATATACTGGTCGCGCACCTCAGATTCACGCGAGTACTTGGCGGCTTGCATCAGTTCGCCAAGTGCCGACGCGCCACGCCCATAGGGAGACTCGGCAATCGTGCCAGCAATGCCAGTGGCGCTCGCCTTTGCCATATCAATGGCACCGCGAACAATGCCGCCGTCCCCGGTCATCTCTTCATGCAACTGCGCGCCAACGCCCATGAGCATGGCCTGTGGGCCAAGCAGGCCAGAAAGCGCAGTCCACTTGCCACCTCGCCGAATGGCATTAGGCACCTTGTTTTCTTCGTCCCAGCGAGCGCGTTCGTTCGGGTCGACCGGATACGCGCCAGTCATGTCGCCATTGGCCGCGAGCTGGTAGCCAAGGTAAATCCACCCACCGCCAGTAAAGCCAAGCGCAAGGCGCCGAACAAGGCGGCGCTGGGCCTCGTCACGAAGCGTGGCATTAGCCATCTTGCGAAGGTCGCCAGCCGACCCAGCAACAACGCCAAGGGGCGTCCGGCCAATCGCCTCGGATGCCATGGCCGACGGCGTCTGGGCGAACGGAAGCATGGCCACGCCAGCAAGGCGCAGTTCCGGTTGCTTGGAAGCTCGCATGGACATCCACTTGGCGGCGGCAGTCAGTCGCGTGTCGTTCTGCCACGTTGCCTCCATGGCGTCAGATGCCGCTCGCGCAAGCATCTGACTCGTGGGGCGGTTGGCAAGAGCGTCGGCCTTGCGCGCCAGCTCTCGACCCTTGTATCCCGCACCCAGCGCCATGGCGCGAGCCTGAGACTCGATGCTCGATGCGTAGGCAACTTCGTAGAACGGCTGGTCAGCGGCGGCCACCGAGCGGCGAACCCATTGCACTACGGCCCGAAGCACGGGGTTCTGCAACTGCGTTTCGCGAAGCCAGTCGTAACGGCGCGAGGCCCGTTCAATAAGCGCCTTGCCCTCAGCAGAGGCGGCGTACTTGCCAGTGGGATTCATCAGGAGCCAAGCCTGCTTGGCGCCAGTCAGGCCAGCCTTGGCAATCCGACGAACGCCAGGAGAGGTCAGTCCGCCAGCGGTTCTCGTTCCGCTCAAGCCAGAAATAAGCTGGTCGAAGGCTGGCGCAAGCACGTTCAGCGTGGCAACCCGGTCGGCCATTTGCGTGGTATTTGAAATAATGTCACGCAGGGGCCGGGCAAACGAGAGCAGAAGACCTGCCTGAATGCCCTCGCCAATTCGGTCGAAGATGCTGGCCGACTTTGCGCGAGCCTTGGCCAGCCCGCGCTGGGCGGCGGCGATATCGCCATTGCGAAGCGCCCCCAGAATCTCCTGCACCAACTCGTCGTCAATCTGCCGACCACCAGCAAGCTTCTGCGCCCGCAAAAGCCATGCGGCAGGGTCGTCGGTAGAATTCAGGGAAAGCTTTAGCAAGTTAAGGTCACGGCCAGTCTGGCTTGCGTCTCGCGTAATTCGGGTATAGGCCTGAATGACGCGGTCTTCCAGTGCATCGACAAGCCGAGCCGCCAGCTCACGGTCCTGTGCCGAGGCAAACTGGTCGTTCATCAGCTTGCGCGCCCATGCCGCCCGCTGAATGTCACGCTTGTACTGGACGCTCAGGGCCAGCATCTCAGGGCCTGACAGCTTTCGGGCAGGGTCACGGGTCGCAAGATTTTCTGCCGTCGTTGCCAACATCTCGGCAATCTGCGTCTCGACCTCCCATGGCACCGTCATGCCACGAGGGACAAGGCCCGTCTCAATCAGGCCCTCGCTAATCTCCCGCACCTCATCACTGCCAGCGCGGTCATTCAGGATGCGCGGGGCCTCGCGAAGCATGGACTCTGGCGAATCCATGAGGTCCGGAAGCAGGTCGGCAGAGTACGGAGCAACGGGCTGGCCAATGCGTGCGGCATTGCGTGCGGCCGTTGCGGCGGCCGTCTTCGAGGCCTGCATGCGCGCCTGCCGCTGAAGCTCCTGCTCAACAATGGCGCGAGCCGCCTTGCTCTTAACGCCCTCACGGGCGGCACGGCCAAGCGCACCGCGCATAAACTTGTAGCCAAACACGCCAGTGGCGAGCAGGATGGCCGCGCCCCACGGGATGCCGTCACCCTCGTCAACACTGCCGTCCTGCGCCTGCGCCTCGCGAGAGACGGCCATGCCGCCAGCCGTTACAACAAGGCCCTTGTTATTGCGAATCGCGTCAAGGACGCTCTTCATGGCCTCTGTTCTGGCCCCGACAACCGCCGGATTGTATTCCTTGATGATGGCGTCGGGAAGCTTGTCAATAATCTCCGCTCGTACCGCGCTCAGTGCCGGAGTATCGAGCGGAAGCAGGAACGCCCGGAACTTGTCTAACGGAATAACGGAGCTATTAAATGACTCAAAGTATGTCACTGGCCTACGGAGAATCTGCTCCGCATTGGCGGCCACCTGAGCCATCGCGCTGGCAAAGGCACGCGGCGTCCTAGACGGCGGCAGAATGGCCATCGTCTCCTTGAGAATGTCAGCCGCGCGCAACTGGCCAGCGGGGTTGGCGTCGCGAAGCTTGGCAATGGCTCGTCCAAGCGCGGCGACAATCTCTTGTTGAAGAACTTGCTCTCTGTCCGCCGGGTCAAGGAACGAATAAGCCCTGTTCCACTCAGCTCCTTTCTTAAACGCAAGAACAGCCTTTAGCAGGTTGTCGTTTAGGTCTACCTCTGGAACACTTGCCCACTTGGTATCAATCTCAGAAGCAATGCGTTGCGCGGCATCAGCCGCCACTTCTTCGGGATTGGCATATCGAGGAGAGCCAGCGGCAGAGATAACCTGTTCGGCGCGCATCTCCCTTGCCGCCTCTTCAAACACCTCTTCATCGGTCAGCTCGTCAATGCGCTTCCCGGTCGTATCCCGAAGGTTCTGCCGCATTCTGCCAAGTCGCGGCGTGGGCATGCCCTCAGCGTAGCGCGCAACATTTGCCTCGCTCAGCACTCCCCAGGTATCCGGGCCAGTGCGAACATGCGGCTCGGTCAGCACCTCTCCAGCGCTCGTTGCAAGCGTTCTTCCCGCCGCATAGCGCGAGCTTTCGCCGCCCTGGTTCCCACGAACCCTTTCTAGGGCAGTGGCAAACATAGAAATTACGGCGTCAACATCAGGCGCTTCACTGGAGGGAAGCAGTGAATTGGCAAACTCACGAACTGCGCCGGGACCGTCCTGAGACGCCTCAGCCAAAACACGAAGCGCATTGATTCCAGCGTCAGAAGACGGAGCGCCGTTAAATACCTCATCCATCACACGGCGAATAGACGCCTGTGTGGCAAATGGACGAACGTCAATGCTTTCGTCTCCAACGCGGGTCGGCGCCCAGATGTCGTCGCCATAGACAGAGAGATTGTCGGCAAGAAAGTCGGCAAACTTTCCAATCATGTACATGCCGCCAAACTCAGCACTTGCCCCGCCAGTGCTACCGCGAGTCACAGCCAGGGAGCGTCCGCCAAGGCCGCCCTCAGTCACTGCCTTGCGAAAGAACTCGGAAGCAGACGACTTGACCTGATGCGTGACAATAAGGTCGTCAATAAACTCTTTGCCAAACTTGCTGGCCAGGGCCGGGGCAATGCTCATGCCGCCGAGAATCATGGCGTAGCGGTCGCGCTCCTCGGGGGTATCGCCCAGCGCATAACCCCCAACGTACCCCGTCATTGGATTGACGGCATAGTACATCGGCATATTTGCATCGCCAGAGAACCCAGCCTTTTCAAGCGCATCGTCAACCTGCTGAATAGCAGTCCGAAGCGCACGCTGTTCCTCAAGCAAGATGTTCTCTCTGCCAAGTTGCATTGACAGGTTTGAACGAATGTTGCGAAGCTGGGTGATGTACTTGTTCTTGGCTAGCTTGCTCTTGCTTTTGGGAGCAGGCGGAATCTGAAGTGCCTCAGGGGCCTGCTCTGGAATGCGCGGCTTGGCGGCGCGTACAGGAGCGGCAACCGGAGTGCTACCCAAGCGAGAAATCTCCGCATTGAGGTTCGCAATCTCCGCATTGATGTCCTCGACCATCTGAGCCACAACAGCCACATCGCGGTCATTCTTGATGCCCGTCTTGGCAATCTCTGCCGCCTGCCGAGCCAGCTCCTTGCTTCGGCGAAGCATGGCCTTGACGCTCCCCTTGGCCGCGCGAACCTCTGGCGAAGGCTTGACAATCGGAGCAATCGGAGGCGTGGCCTCGGCAACAGGCGTGGCCGCAGGGCTTCCGCGCACTGCACCAGCGGCATTGCGCGGCGTAACCGCCGGGACAGGGGATGCCTCAGCAACAACAGCCGGAGTTACAGGCGGCGTAGCGGCAGGCGTAACGGGAGGCGTTACTACCGCCTCAGGAGCTTCAGGCGGAAGCATTGCCTCATCAAGAAGCTGAGCCATCGTCTTGGGGCCACGAACAGCAGGCTGTCCCGGCTTACGCGGCGGGATGCGAGCGGCGCGCTCAGCTTCCTCAAGAACCTCTGGCAAAAACTCAACCTCTCCACGGCGAACCGCCTCAGCCCGTCGAATCTGCTCAGTCTCTGGGATGGTGCTTCCGGGCGTGGCGGCCGCCGCATTACGCTCAGCCATGCGAGCAAGTCGTTCGGCCTCGGCCGCCGCACGGGCCGCCGCCTCAGCCTTAGCCTTATTGCGCGCTTCCTGTCGAGCAAACTTAGGAAGTAGCTTAACGTCTGGAACTGGCGCCGGAAGCTCATCTATCGGAAGCATCGCCTCGGCAAGAATGTCATCAAGCGTCTTTGGTCCCTGCATCGGCTCAGGACCAAACTGCGGGCCCGGTGCCTTCGGGCCAAGCTCAGGCCCAGGGCGACGCATGTAGTTAATGCTCTTGCGAACCTGACCAACGCCCTTGCCAAGCAGGCCCATGCCATACTCAGCGCCAAACATGAGCGGGAGCATCGCGGTAATGTCACCAGCAAGCCGACCCGTCTTAGTCTGAGCAAGCTCTTCAGCCGCACGCCCAATCGGCGCATAGACATTGCGCCCAAGGAACGTCTCAGGCTCAGCACCAGTCTCCTGGTACATACGGCT